GCCGGCGGGTATCATCGCAGCGGGTGTATTTCTCCTAGTGTTCGGCATCGCATACGAGAGGTCCCGTGCTCAATAGAATCTTCAACCAGTCGAGTGAGCACGAAGAGCGTGCGATCAGCTTCCAGTCTATGTTCGCGTCGGGCGATGACTTGATGCTGAGCACTAGCAGCGGCGTGACGATGAGTCAGGACGAGTCGATGCGGCTCGGCGTTGTCTACGCTTGTGTGCGGCTCATCGCGGATTCTATTTCTACGCTGCCGGTTGATTCATTCTTGCGGCGTGATGGTACGCGGACGCCGTATCGTCCTCGTCCCGCGTGGCTCGACTTGCCGGAGGTTGGCGTCTCACGGACGGCGCACTTCCAACAGGTCCTCGTGTCGCTCCTAATCAACGGCAATTCGTTCACGCGTATCCTGCGCGACGATCAGGGCGTCGCCGGTTTGGTTGTGCTGAATCCGAAGCGCGTAGAGATTCGCCTGAGTAAGCTCACCCGTCGTCCCGAGTACGTCGTCGACAATGGCAAAGAGATTGTCGCCTATGAGGACATGATCCATATTACCGAGTTGCAGATGCCGGGCGAGTTGCGTGGCCGGTCCCGCATTGATCTCGTGAAGGAGACGCTGGGGCTGGCTAAGGCGCTCGACGCGTTCGCCCAATTGTTCTTTGGGCAGGGCTCGACGGTAGGCGGCCTGATTGAGTATCCGGGGAATCTGACGCGGGAACAGGCTAAGGACCTTGCTGATTCGTTCGAGGCGCAGCATCGTAGTGTGCGGCGTGCTCATCGCCCTGGCGTCTTGTTTGGTGGGGCGAAGTTTACGAAGACGAGTGTGCAGCCGAATGAGGCGCAGATGCTCGAGTCGCGCCAGTTCGCTGTTGAGGAGATCGCGCGCACGTTTAGGTGTCCGCCGTCGATGATTGGCGTTACCACTCCCGGCGCAATGTCGTATGCATCGGTCGAGGCTAATGGGATTTCCTTCGTGACGCATACGCTGCGTCCGTACATCGTCAAGATTGAGGACTCGTATTCGCGCCTCCTGCCCGGCGTCGCATTCCTATCCTTCAACGTGAACGGCCTGCTCCGCGGCGATACGGCGACTCGATACGCCGCCTACTCGACAGGCTTGCAGGCTGGATTCTTCAGCGTCAATGATGTGCGACGTATCGAGGACTTCCCGCCGGTAGACGGCGGCGACGTCAACCGCGTGCCCCTTGCAAATGTCGATCTTGCCGCGGCGAACCTGACCGAGCTTGACAAGAAGAGCGTCATCGCGCAGCGCATGATCCAGTCCGGATTTGATCCGGCCGCTGTCCTCGAGTCGCTCGGCTTGCCGGCCGTGCCGCATACGGGCCTGCCGAGTGTGCAGCTGCAGGCTATCGCGCAGATTGATCCCGAAGATCCGAAGGCGGCCTACGAGGTCGACGCGTGACGATCGCCACGAATCAGATCACGCTAGGCACGGCGCGCAAAGTTGTCGCCGGCGCTAGTCAGATGAGTCAGCGCGTAACGGTTCACAATAACGAGTCGGCGCAGCAAGTCTTCCTCGGAGGATCAGACGTCACGACTAGCAACGGTATCCATCTTGACGGCAAGGAAGAGCGATCGATCACGCTGAACCCTGGCGAGGTTCTCTATGGCATCGCCAGCGGATCGCATTCGGTCAGCGTGATGATCCAGACGATGGGGTAAGCGTGCCGTATTTCATCACTGACAAGAGTTCCGAGTGTGACGGGTGGGCGACGATCAAAGATGACGGCGAAGTGATTGGCTGTCACGAGTCTAAGGATGCTGCTATCGCGCAGATGGTCGCCGTCTCTCTGGCTGAGGGACTCGAGCCGGGTGGCGAGCGGAACCTTGACGGCGCGCCGGCGATCATCGTCGACATTGACGGGACGCTGATCTCGTTCGAGGGCGAGCCGATCCGTAGCGTCGTCGACTTCGTGGACGAGTATGAGGGCGCGGTCTTGATCGTGACGGCTCGTGTCGAGGCTGATCGGGCGGCGACGATTGCCGAACTCGAAGCGGCTGACGTGGATTGGGACGAGCTCTATATGAAGCCGACGGCGGATGCTGATTCGCTGATGTTCAAGTCTGAGACGGTGAAGGATCTCCTCGACGTGTGGAATCTCGAGCTAGCCATTGAGAATGATGCCGATGTGCGTGCTGAGTATGCGCGCCTCGGAATCACGGCCGTCGTGCCGAGTGCTGTGCTCGAGACTGGTGTGCGCGCGTTGCCAGATAATTATCGGCCCGCGCTAGCGGCGGATGTGCCGGAGGGTCGCGCGTGCGGCAATTGTGTTTTTTATGACGAGTCGAACGTCGAGGGTGACAAGGCGTGGTGCGAGCGGTGGGACGAGTATGTCGACGGCGCGTATTATTGCAACGCGTGGCGCGCTGACGAGGAGGAGCGCGCGCCGGCGCCGCCGGAGGATCAGATTACCGGGTCGGATGAGAATGCGCCGGGTTCGGCTAGTGGTGCTGGTGGGGATGTCGAGCTGAGTGAGGCGACGACGACGGCGCTTCGTAACAAGGTCGCGGAGCATAACGAGGCGATGGATGCGGATGATCGTCCAGCGTATACGCGGACGACGCTGGGCCAGTTGTCGGCGGTGTATCGTCGCGGGTCGGGCGCGTACTCGACGAGTCATCGTCCGGGTGTGTCGCGAGCGGCGTGGTCTATGGCTCGCGTCAACGCGTTCCTATATCTCCTGCGGCGTGGCCGCCCCCAGAATGCTGCGTATGTTTCGGATAATGATCTCCTGCCGGAGGATCATCCGCGGTCGACACGTGGCGATCGAGCCGTCGACTTGACGCTTCCCGAGTATATCCAGATGGCTGCGATGCGTGGTGTCGAGTATTACGAGGCGGGTCGCGCGGGTGACGGCGTTGTGGATCGGACGATTCGCGAGGCGCGTCTAATGAGTCGCGGCGAAGTGTCGGAGGATAAAGTCATCCGTGTCAGTGCGTGGGCTGCGCGGCACCTGGTCGATCTTGACGCGCCGCAGAATAATGATCCTGATAATGATGGGTTCCCCGGCGCTGGTGCTGTCGCGTTCTACTTGTGGGGCATTGACCCGCTTGACCCGTCGCCGGCTATTCGCTGGTTCGATGAGAAGGCCGATCAGATCCGCGAGGAGGAGCGTAGCCTAGACGCGGCCGCGGGTGGTGCTACCCTTTCTACTATGGATAACGGAGTCGAGACGCGCCGCATTACTGTCAACGAGTTTGAGTTGCGCGACGCAGCCGAGGGCAATGGCATGACGTTCGTTGGGTATGGCGCTGTCTTCAATTCGGACAGTGAGCCGCTGCCGTTCACGGAGCGGATCGCGCCTGGCGCGTTCTCCCGTTCGCTGCGGTCGCGTAACGAAATCAAGATGTTCGTCAACCACGACACGACGCAGGTCCTCGCATCTAAGCGTGCCGGAACCCTGCGCCTGTCCGAGGACACGCATGGCCTCCGCGTTGAGGCTGACCTGCCTGATACGACCGCTGGTCGCGACATGGCATTCCTAATCAAGCGTGGCGACGTCGCCGACATGTCGTTCGGCTTCTCGGTTCCGCGTGGTGGGGATTCGTGGAGTGATGATGGCGCTACGCGCGAACTGCGCGAGGTCCGTCTCCACGAGGTGTCAATCGTAACCGGATTTCCAGCCTACACCTCGACGACTGCTTCGGTGCGTAGCCTGGACGGACTCGTCGAGGCTACCGGCCTTGAGGCTGACAAGCTGAACGCGGCGATCACGGCCCTGGAGAATGGTGACGAACTCGACGAGGCGCACGCTAGTATCCTTGACGCGGCGATTGGCCGGTTGAAGATGCAGCGTGATGATGTGGCGGCTTCGTTGTCGCTGAAGCAGAAGCAGCTAGACGTGCTTCTCGCCCGCGTCTCGTAACCCCGATTATCTGCGTTATTCTGTAAGGGTCTAGCGCGGAGCCGCGCTGGCACTTTCGGATTCGCGGAGCCGCGGCCGGTGGCACTATCAACTCGATACCCTTGAAAGGGGTGGACAATGTCTGATTACATCAATCGACAGCACGAGCTCCGCCAGGCCGCATGGCATGAGGCGAAGCACCTGCTCGATACGGCTGGCGCGGAGAAGCGCGACCTGACCGCTGAGGAGCAGGAGAAGTACGATCGCATCAGCGCGGATCTTGATACGCGTGGCGCGATCATTGAGCAGCTGAAGGCTGACGAGGAGCGCGCTGCGCGTCTCGACGCTGCCGCTGCTGAGCTCCGCACGGACGAGGCTCCGGCCGGCGACGACACGGATGCTGAGACGATCCGCGCGATGGCGCGTGGCGAGGTTCGCTCGTTCAACTTCGAGAAGCGTGACGTCCTCACGTCCTCGACGGGCGCTCCGGTTCCGACCTCGTTCTACGATCAGGTGATCCTCAAGGCTCGCCTCGTCGGTCCCATGCTTGACGTTCCGACTCAGCTCAACACGACCAGTGGTGAGACGATTCAGGTCCCGAGCCTGTCGGCCTACTCCTCGTCCAGCACCGTCACGGCTCAGGGCGCGAACTTCTCGGAGAGCGATCCGACTCTGAATTCTTTCGTGAACCTCGGAGCCTTCAAATTTGGCTTCCTGATTCAGGTCAGCCGCGAGATGATCGAGGACTCTGGTGTCGATCTCCTCGGCTTCCTCGCCGATCAGGTCGGCAACGGTCTTGGCTACAACGTGCAGAACGCTCTGACCGTCGGCACGGGCACGGTTCAGCCGCAGGGCATCGTGACCGCTGCTGGTTCGGGCATCACTGGTGGAACTGGTGTCTCCGGTGCGTTCACGGCTGACAACCTGATCGACCTGTATTACAGCCTCGACGGTGCAGCTCGTCTGCTTCCGGGCGTCGGCTGGATGATGAACGGTGCCTCGATCGGTGCCGTCCGCAAGCTCAAGGACTCCGCCGGGCAGTACATTTTTTCGCCCGCTGCTGACGGTAACCAGCGCGACCTCCTGCTCGGACGTCCCGTGTACGAGAACCCGCATGTCGTCTCGGCTGCTACGTCGGCTAAGTCGGTCATCGCTGGTCACATGCCGAGCTTCTTCGTTCGTTCCGTCGGTGGCATCCGCCTCGACCGGTCCGACGACTTCGCGTTCAACGCGGACCTCGTGACGTTCCGCGCTTCGATGCGCGTGGACGGTGCTCTGCCGCAGAGCTCGCACATCAAGTACTTCA